CGCCAGCTATTGCTGTAGTAGTTACATTTTCATTAAAGCCTACAGGATCAATATCTCTAGATAATGAAGCAAATGTATTATCTATAAAAGTATCTAGTTGATTATTAAAATCAGTTCCAGTATTTTCTGCCCAAGTTTGTATATCAGTCTTTAGACTGCTGTAAGTCATTGCCATTTTTATTCTCCACTTTTACGTCATCGTCAATCTTAAATTTAGTCCATACGTGTCCTGCAAATGGATAAGTTCCATAATGAGTTAAAGGACTACGAAGATCAACATGTATTTTACCGCCTATCTTTTGCCATAATCTACAAAAAGCATAATCCTCTGATAAATATCTATTACTTTTTTCATCAATAATACAGTCAAAAAATGCGTAACAGTTGTTACTTCCATACTTTTTACCATTAATAATTTGATCGCTAGTATATTTAAGGTTAGGATAAGCTTTAATCATTTTTCTAAATACTTCTTTTTTAATACACATAAATCCAGTTGCTGCATCCATTACTTCTGTAAAACCATTATTAACTTCTATATTATTAGGATCTGAAAAATTAAGATTATAACCTAAAGCTCTTTGTTCTAAATGTTTATCACTTTTTTTCATTAGTTCTGGTATTCTTTCCCAATCAATAGATTTTCTAGGATATACTCCACAAGCTACATCGTAATCTGATAATATCATACGACTAACAGCATCTCCATTAAATCCTATATCAGAATCAATAAACATTAAATGAGTAAATAAATCAGGATTAGAATCATCTGAATCTAAAAACTGACTTACTAAAGTATTTCTAGCTCTAGTAACTAAACTTTCATTTCCCATTGTATTTAGATGTACTCTATAATTATTCTTTGCTGCAGATTGAGTTACACTCATAACTCCATGTAAGTATCCTTCAGAAAGTTGACCGCCATAACAAGGTGTTGCGATCATAACACTCAGTGTTTTATTTTTTATCATGTAATAACAACTGTAACATTTCCTAATGTAGTTGTTAACAAATTTGTATTATTTAAATACCATGTTGTAGGAAGAGTTGCAACTCCTACATAAACAGATTGACCAGATGTATTTTGAAAACTTGGTAAAGCAGTAACTTGATTAGGAACACCGCCAGTAGAAGATCCTACTGCACCTCCACCTGTTCTTGCTGCTTGAGTTGCAGATATACTAGCTGATGGTCTTGCATTTTGTAAAGTTTGAGCATCAGTAAAATAAGTTAAATCTAATTGTGGCTGTTTTGGTTCCCATTCGGAAGTATGTACAAACATTCCAGTCCATTCAAATACCATTTCTTGATAAGGAAATTTTAAACCCGATCTATCTGAAATTGCATAAGCATATTTTCCTCCAGAAAATTTTGCAGAAGGTGCTCTATGAGGTCTAGTACTTGCTGGTACTCTAGCCATTATGAATAAAAACTCGTCCCTGTTGCTGGTAAAATTCTAGTTGAAGGAGTATCATCGCCAGCAACTAATCGTTGATATGCTTCTTCATAATCTATTTTTAAAGTCTGTTGTGTAGCTGGTGTTACACCAGTTCTTTTTTTAGAAAGATAATAAGCAAGTCCTGCGCACATACACTCGAAAGCTCTAAATGGTACATCTATATTTTGTTCTACACCACTTACAGTAGAGGCTGTAATATCTTCTATTTTTCGCATTCTATAATAAGTAATAGTATAATTAGTATCAGGAGCTGGATAAATTTTTAAAACAGGTGTACTTAATCTTTGTAAATAATATTGTGTAGGTCTAGCTTGTGTAGTTTTATTTGAAATTGCTGCATAATCATTTAATCCTAATGCAGTCATTGCATATTCAGTTCCATCACTAATTTTAATATTTGCATTAATTATATCTACTGTATCACTAGGTAAAGTGTATTCGATAGTTCCAGTTGTAATAGCTAAAGTTTTATATTCTACTGTCCATTGATTGTAACCACGATTAGCCCAATCGCTAAACATAATATTCATACTACGTCTAGCTGATCTTACATCGTAACCTAAAATAGGATCACCACCTATTCTATCGTAAGCCTCTTGTATTACATCATTTACAGTTAAAGTAAATGTGGAAGTTCCTGATAAAGCCATAGTCCTCCATTATGCAAAAAATGCTGTAATTCCACCAACATCAGTTAAAGTTGCTTGTAAAGATGTACCAAATCTTACACCGTCACTTGGTAAATTAATAGTAACTGGTCCCGATGATACACTTGCAGCTGTAGGCACTGTAAATTTATTTACACCACCATCTTTAAAAACTACTGTGCCTGCACTAGCTGTTGGTGTAATTATAAAAGCTTTTAATCTAGTAGGTCCACCAAATAATGTTTGTGTACCTCCAGTAGTAGAAGTAAAAGCTACATTAAGATCCGATCCTGCCATTTTTTTCTCCTATATTAAATTTAATTTTCGTAAGTTTTCATATAATAACCCAACTCTATCTGAATTAACAGAAGGTTTTAGGTATTCAGTTATTAACTCTTTTGCTTGAATTGATCCCATGTCTACAGGTTTTACATTAATATTGTCAGAAGCTTTAACATCTAAATTATTTTTAGGTACTTGAAGTTGTTCTCCTCCACTACCACTAAAAGTATCAATAACTTTTTCAATGTTTTTTAATTTTTTTTCTAGTGTATCTTCGCCTTTTTTTTCTTCATCTTTTTTAGTCGTACTTACTTCTAAATCTATTTTTTCATCACTATCTTTATTTGCTTCTTCATTTTTTTTCTTTTCTCTAATATCTATCGCTTTTGTAACTGAATCTTCAGTAGATCGATCATCTTCAATAGTAGTATTAGACATATCTACTATTTCAGTTTCTTTATCTTTACCAAAGTTTTTAAAAGCTTCGCCTATTTCAGATAATTTTTCAAACATAATTTTTTGAGGGCCCGAAGGCCCCCTAGTTTATTATTATAAATCTGCTGCGTCTTGAACACCATTGTTTTGTAAATACAAAACAGTAACTGTTGCTGCGCCAGTTGTACCGTCACCATTAGCACCAGTAAAGTCAGCTAAAATTTGTAAGTCAGTTGTACCTACATTAGTTGCTTCTGTATCTAAAGTACCGTGAGTAGTTGCTAGAGCTTTAACATTAGCTCCATTTATAAATGCATCTGCATCAGCTATTGTTCCTACTGAAATAGTAGCTGTACCACCGTCATTATTTACAGTTGTTACATTAAGTATAACATCAACTATTTGTGAGTTTGCTGGAACTACCGCACATACTTGATTAAGATGTGAAGCTCCAATGATATCAACTTTTACTGATTGGCTCATAGTAACGAAACCAGTATTTTTAATACTTTCGCCTAATTTTGTGCCAGTTGTTTGACTAACCGTTCCCGCTTTTATCGGTCCGGAAAATGTTGTTGTTCCCATATGTCTATCTCCTTTTAATAGTCTGCTTTCGCAGTCGTTTGGGTTATTAAAAATACTAGGCGTATTGCTACGCCTAGTATTAATTAGTTATTATGCTACGCCTTCAGATCCGTATACACCTCTCCAGTCTGTAAAACCGAAGCTGTATCTTTCTCTGCATTTGTATCTTAAATTACCAGATTCAAAATCGCCTTCAACAGCTTTTTTAATTGGTGATCTAACGAAGTGCTTCATTCCATCTGGACAATCAGTTAATATGAAGTATTGATCTGGATTAGTAAATCTTTGATTGACTACTACTCCTTCAGGGATCATACCCATATTTCTCATTGCATTGATATCATTATCAGCAGTACCAGGTCTTAAATTAGACTTGATAATTCTTTCTGCGATAAAGATCAATCCAGGAGGAACTGCAAGTTTTCTTCCAGATAATGCAATTGGTATACTTCTGTCATCTACAGCTTGCGAGATTTGAACTAAAAGTGTCTCTAAAGACGTTTCAGATAAATCTGCAGGTGTTGCTAGAATGTTAGAAGCAGTACCGCCACCACCTAGTGGGTGTGAGCCATTCATTAAAGCTTGGCCATCACCACCTACCGATGTAGTAGTTGCATTATTAAAGATGTTTGCACCTTTGATCTCTTTAGTATGTTGCATTGATCTTGCAAGTGCTCTTGCGTATTTAGCGCCTAGAGAACCATACAAGCCATCTTCTTCAGCTTCTTCTGTAATAGCAAAAGCTAAAGCGACAGTTTCATGTACATATCTTGAGACAAAGCCTTCTCTGCCAGAATCATAATTGATCATGGCACCTTCAGCTTTTGTTGGTGCAGCACCGAATCCGATCATTTGTACATCTTCTTCGAATGCTTTCATTGATTGCTCTGTAGAATATAATGATCTCCATTGTTCTGGATATCTGTCATATTCCATACCAAACACGGTATTTAAACCTAGATTGAGCTGTTTGGTAAAAAGTGCTCTATTTAAAGCCATTTTTTAACTCCTATTATTAAGGTTATATACCAGCGTTCTGAGCACCATAGAAAGATAGATTTATTACTACTTCTACATCTGCATCAGCCCCAACTGCATTATTTGGATAATCAATTAATCTTAGTATTCTCAAAACTTTGCTTGTTGCAGCAAGAGTTGA